CACGACGCCGATGGAGAGGAACACGACGCAGCTTGGGAGTCTGAGCGCAGGCTGCGACTGATGGAAGGCTGGCAAGCCTGAGAGCAAGCGGGGGCCCTTCGGGGCTCCCGCCCTCATCGTCGCCCTATCACTTGAGGGGGAGCGCACGCGCGCGCGCCACCCCCTGGAACCATACACCAGGCGCGCGAACTTTCTTACAATAATGTGTTGCCTGCCACGATAACGCGGGTTATATTAATAGAGCCCAATGAAGGGCTGTCCAGACGGAGGACATATCATGAAAGCTATTACCATCAATGGAGCCGTGGGCGAAATCATCGAGCGCGGATGCCGGTCGGATGACGGCCTGCCCGAAACTATCGAGTGGCGTGGTCAACTCTTCGACGTGCCCACGTTCGAGGAGATTGAAGGCTGGATTTTCGACAGCGTGTGCGAGACTCTCGACGGCGACATGGTCGAACCCGACGGGTGGAACGTCGAGGGCTGCCCGTCGTGGCTTCTGGTGCTTGGCTTGGTTTAGCACATGCGGGCGGGGGCTTCGGCCCTCGCCCTTTCCTGGTGCCCTATCACTTGATTGGGAGCACACGCGCGCGCGCTGCCCCTGGACCAGGCAACCCCTGGCAAGCGCCTAAAAAAACACACAATAAAGTGTTGCCTTTCAAAACCACACCGGTTATATTAATAGAGTCCATGAGGACAACAACCCTTTCCAGACGGAAGAAACCAATGAGTAGATACACTCCAAACCCTGACATCAATCCCCTCCTCACCATTCACACTCTCGAGAAATCCGGGCGCGTCATGTCCGCCGAAATCGAGTACACCGTCGACATCGGCGGAGAGTCCAGCTACGGCTCCGTAAGTCTTGACGATGAAGAGTTCGACGTTCAGGTTGACTTCGATGTCTCGGACGTCGAAGACCTGACGACCGCAGACATCGACAATCTCATCGATGCGCTGGTCAAGTACCATCCCGAGCACATGAGTCGCCGGCTTGTCTTGTCGGGTCCAACCGACGCGGACGCAATCAAGGCGCTCATGGAACGGATGGATGAGCTTGGTGCCGAGCTTAACAAGTCAACCATTGAGCTTGCTGCAATCCGCAGGGCTGCGAAGATGCTGACAGTCGCAGAGCCTGGAAGCGAGCAGCCCGCAAACAAATAGGGAAGGGGCAGGGCGGCGGGCCTTCGGGTCCGTCGCCCATTTTTCGCGCGCCCTATCACTTGCAGGGGCTCACACGCGCGCGCGCTGCCCTGGTCCCAGGTCCCTGGTCCCTGGTAAATAAAAAAACCTGCAATAAAGTGTTGCCTCTGTAGATAACAGGGGTTATATTAATAGAGTCCAATGAAGGACATGTTTCAGACGGAGAAACAATGCAACTTTTCGATGCAATCAGCAAAACCAAAGGCGGCCAATACTTCGCAGTCATCGGCCATGAATCAAAAACAGACGGCTCGGTCAAGAACCGGCTACTGCAAGCGACGACGAACGCAGTACCCCGAAAGATTGACCTCGACGCCCAGCGGCTCGAAACGCAGACCGCCCTTACAGCGGCGCACCTTCTGAGCAAGTACAGCATTCCGGCTGACCTTGCAGCGGAGGCGCTCACCATTCTGGTGGACCGGGTCAAGGCTCGCCAGAGCGGCAAGAGTCAAGGCGGCGCACGGGTTAAGCACATTGTCGCCCGAGGCGCTAACGGGCGCGCAATCGTTCAGATTGTATCGTCCGGCGATACGTGGGCCCTCCAGGTTGTCGGGGAGCAGGTCCAGACATGGACGGTAAAGCCCGGCAACATTGACCACGACGCCGTGAACCGTGGCCGACTCATGAAGAACATCGAGCAAGCGCAGAAGCAAGCCGAGAAGCGCAAGAGCAACCCGGCCCAGTCGATTAGCTCTATCGTGTCATTGCTCAACAAGTGCATTCCGACACCGTGGGACCAGATACAATACCGGACCCTCACACTGTTGGGGCCTGGCGAGAGCAAGGTCGAGAGCATCGCAATCAACGGGCAGCGGTTCAAAGACTTCATGTCAATCGTGGCTCACTTCCGTCCGGACCTTCTGCCACTTGTGCAGAGCGTCTGAGTGCGTCACGGGGGCGGGGGCTTCGGCCCTCGCCCCACCTTTCGCGCGCCCTATCACTCGCATGGGCTCACACGCGCGCGCCCACCATACCCCCCCCATTAAAATAATCGAATAAAAACGCTTGACGGTTAAAAGTTATTCGGTTATATTATTAGAAGAAACAACACCACCCCGAGGCTACTATGCATTCGAAATACCTTTGCACGGCTACCAGTACAAACAAGAAGACAGGCAACGTCCCCACCATATGGATAGGCGAGACGCGCGAGGAATCGCTACAATCCTGTCGGGACGTCGGCTGTCCGTTGCTCCACACAAAGCACGGCGGCCAGGGCGGCAACGGTAAACCGCTGTGCTACGCCCAACACGGGACGCCGTCATTCTCTCACGCTGCCATGGTCAAGGCCAACAAGCGCGGCAAGAACTACAGCCTGCGCGGAGCTTTGGCGACAGCATCACGAGCGGCGCGCATGGTCCGGCTCGGTTCAATCGGTGACCCGGCGGGACTGTCTCCCATCGATGGCGCGTATATCCGCGAGACCGTAAAGCGCGAGGGCTTCGCCCTCATCGGATACACGCACGGGTGGGCACTTGACGTGTCAACACGTTGGAAGGGCCACATCATGGCGTCATGCGATACGCTCGCGCAAGCTGACAAGGCCATAGCGGACGGATGGCGGGCGACGGTTCTACTTCCGAAGGGCCACACCGAACGCACGTTCACCACGCCCGAGGGTCACACCGGCGTTGTCTGTCCTGCGCAACTGCAACCCGAGGTTGTAACCTGCAACACTTGCCGGCTGTGCGACGGCTCCAAGGCTGGCCCGGTTATCGGGTTCATCGACCACAGCCCTGGGGGCAAGAAATGATTCCAGTACATGAACAAATATTCGGGGCCGTCGTGTATTCGGCGCTGGTCTTCGGGTTCATGCTCACCCTCATCCGGCTCACAACCTGAGTCGGAACGAGGCCGCCCTATCAGCCTGCGTACACACACGCGCGCGCCCTGATATGGGTGTGGCCTGTCGCGAGAACGGGGGCGACACACTCACCAACCACGCACGGATTTACCCGCGCCATAAAATCACTTGACCCTTCGCTTGTGCCGTAGTAGTCTACGGAGTGAACGCCGGGTAGACACACCCTTCTTGGAGGCAGACTTCGGGTTCCCGGCCCGCTCGATTCTATCACGCACGCGGATATCGCAGGTTAAACCTGCCATTCTGGCTGACCCCAACACGGCGGACACCATTGTGGAAGGGGCGACATTTGCACAGACGGCGCGCACAACTTCTCCCCCACTAAAATCATAAGGGTCAATCCACGGCGACACTTGTTGTGTTTGCACGTTATCAAAGCCCCGGTAATCGAATAAGGTATCCAATGAACGACAACTACAAAGAAGCTCGACCATGGCATCGGTTCCACCGGATGCTTGAGAGGACGAGTCCTTCCTTCCGTCCGTACACGGTTCAGGAGGTGGAGCAGTTCTACCGCGAGTTGGATGGTCATCTGACTGGTTCATTCATCAAGTCCGAGGTTCAGGCTGGAGGTCTACGCATCTTCATACTGTACCGTGAGATTCAGCAACAACTCAACCGCAGCCATACTGTGGACTCATTTGCTCGCACACTGGGTGAGCGTCCACCGCAGGTGTATAACTGGCTCCGTGGCTCCACGGGTATCAAGCGGTACACCATCGACATCCTCCAATCCTGGACTTGCCTTCTTACGAAGTACTGGAAGGACGAGGGGGTCATCCTGTACCTTCTCTGCCATCCCACCGGAATCATAGAGCCCATGATTTACATGAAGCCTTCAGAGTAGGCTGTCCCTACCTGTCCCCCTGTCCCCACTCTCCCCTATATAACCCTATTGGTACACACTATTATTCCTCTATCCCTATATATCCCCTTTACTATTTACCCTTTTATAGAAGAAGGTAGGGACAAGAAGGACAGTAGAGAAAGCCAAGGTTCTACCTACATTTTTACCCCGTCCCCCCATGAGGGACACTGTCCCAAAGCTCTGGACAATCGAACTTTCTTACAGAAAATACTTGCCCAGTTATTCGATATAGGTTACCTTCTAATACCACACAGGACACCCTCAACGCCAATCATAAGGCAGGTCGAGCATACCAATGGGAACCGCTCGCCATTATTCAAATAAGGAAACAATCGCTACTATGGCTACAATCAGAATCAAGTTCAACCTTACCGAGGAAGACTTCCAAGGCATCATCGAGATGGCTGGATACGGTATTGCATACTGGGCCCGCTCTCTTGAACAGACGAGTCGAGGCTATGTTGTTGTCGATAGTATGAAGACTAAGGTGGATGGCGAGTACATCCACATCAAGAAGACCCTCACTCGTGCGTCCCTTGAGCGTGCAGTTGTGGGACTGTTCACCGAGCGCAAGCTCAATAACTACTACATGTCAGCAATCGACCGACTTGTCTTTCAAGGGGATTCAAGCGACGTTGGCTCGGATATTGCCGATGCCATTATTCAACAAGCCTGCTTCGGCAGCGTCATCTACGGATGAAGGAGATACAACACTATGTCTGAAATACAACACGCACTCGAAAACCTTGAGAGGGCTCAAGAGCGGCTCGACCCTCGCTCTGTCTACATCCTCAAGATTCTCATCAACGCTGGACTTCCGTGCCGGGAGTACGCCGACACTGAGTATCTGGAGAAGTTGGCCGACTCGGTACACACACTGTGGAACCATCTGTGTCAACTGGACACGGGCAACCTTCGGTGCTGGGACATGAACGTCCTGGAACTGGCGTCCATCTACGGTGAGGCCATCGGGGCTCGACACTTCCGCGACAACATGCAGCCGTCAGAAGAAGACAGACTGCGCGATGCGCTGGGAGAAATGATTCGACACTTCGAGACGTTCCTTGCCGAGGACCAGTCAGAGTTTTCTACTGCGCTGACCAAGCGCATCATCGAAGACGCGAAGGATGCCCACACAGGTGGCGCTTGGTCGGCCATGCTTGAGCAATCCACTCAGTGGCCCACCACAGGGTCCGAGGAATCATTCTGCAAGCTGTCGTCTGAGCAGATGATTGAGGCCGGGTTCACGCTCGACTCCTGTACCTACAAAGAGTTCAGGGCCTACCGCGACAAGTGCGACGAAGAAGAAGAAGCAGAGTACCAGCGCACCAATGATGCGATGGACAAGCTGAGCACAGACTTGGAGACATAAGTCTCACGTTTCTCTGGCGACGAAAGCCCAGGGTACGCAGCCAAACGGGCGTCCGGTTTGGCACCGCCGATAGCACAGGGCGCACACTTCTTAAACCCACACCACAAGGTGAACCATGAACCCAATCATTGCCAAGATTGAAAAGCTCCTACGACTCTCCCAAGACCAATGTGACTCGCCAGAAGGTGAGACTGCCGCCAGACTTGCCAGCAAGATGATGGCAGCCCACGCCATCGACATGGCCAGCATTGACCTGACCAAGGAGGTCGAGCACGACCCCATGGAGAAGCAGGACATGAAGGTCCGCGTCAGCGTCTGGCGTCGTCAACTGGCGACTGTGCTGGGTGCCCACTGCAACTGCACTGTTGCCTACACATCCATGAAGGGGATTGGCCAGTACATCAGCATGTACGGTCACCGCACCGACATCGAACTGCTCAAGTATCTGTACGACATCTGCGAGCGTCAGATTGAAGCCGAGGCTCGACGCTACGTGGATAGCTTTCGCAAAGCCTCGCGTGGAGCCAAGAAGATTATGGGCAACAACTTCCGCCGCAGCGCAGTCGTTGGCCTTGACACCAAGCTGGAGGAGATTCGCAAGGACGCCCAGGCCGAGAATGTTGAGGGCTTCGCACTCGTCCGCAGCCGCAAGCAGAAGGTGGATGAGTGGGTCAACGAGAACTACTCCTTCCGCTCTGGAAGCAATGGCAGCTACAACTACAACAGTGACGGGTACTCCGCTGGTCGCAACGTCAGCCTGAGTGCTGGTGTCGGCAGCAGCGGTGGCCGCAAGCAGATTGGAGGTGAGTGATGAACATGCCAGAAGGATTGAAGTACTGGACCGCTGACGAGGTAGCCGAATGCTTGAGCGGCATCGGGCCTGACCTGTATCGCAAGCTGTGGGACATCCTCAGTGCTGCCAAGAACCCGACACCGCTTGGTGGTGACGGCTCCAACGGCACAGTCGAGACACCGGACGGTCGCCTTGACTTGGACAACGACGACAAGGCTCCACACTGGTGGGTCAAGCTCACGCCAGCCGAGCAAAAAACTATCGCATCAGCCTACACCGCTGAACATGGAGGTAAGTGATGCGAGTACTCGTAGCCTGTGAATACAGCGGCATAGTCCGTGATGCATTCATCGCCAAAGGTCATGAAGCAATGTCATGCGACATCCTTCCAACGGACAGACCAAACTGGACGTATGACCCACTGACCGACATCCGTACTCACCATCCCGAGCGCGGACAACACTACAAGGGCGATGTCCTGGACATCATCTACGACGGGTGGGACTTGATGATTGCACACCCACCATGCACCTACCTGACCAACAGTGGTGTTCGGTGGCTGCACACCCAGCCGGGCCGATGGGACCAACTGCGTCTTGCTGGTGAGTTCTTCAACCGACTGCTCGACGCGCCTATTCCGCGCATCTGCATCGAGAACCCAATCCCACACAAGTACGCCATTGAGTGTATGAACGGACGGAAGTACACGCAGATTATCCAGCCGTGGCAGTTCGGTCACGGTGAGACCAAGGCTACTTGCCTGTGGCTCAAAGGTCTGCCTAAGCTCCAGCCCACCGACATTGTTGACGGGAGAGAGCAGCGCATCTGGAAGCTTCCGCCGAGCGAAGACCGCTGGAAGATTCGGAGCACAACCTACCAAGGCATCGCTGATGCGATGGCTGACCAATGGGGAGGTGAGTGATGCCTACGCATACACCTGGACCATGGACCGAAAACGCCTGCGAGATTCAAGCCGAAGATGGCTCACCCATCTGTGAGATGCTGGCGCGACCAGAGGACAGTGGGGTCAACTACCCCCATTCACCTGTCGCTGATGCCAACAGCCGCCTAATCTGTGCAGCACCTGACCTGCTCAACTTATCGAAGCTACTTGCATCAGCCTTGGAAAGCATGCTCTCTGACGAGCCACCTTGGCATCGTGAAGAAGAGTACAGACAACTAATAAATGAGGTGAGTGATGCATAGGCTGACCATCACCACGCAAGTCCCTTATCGTGAAGGATACAACGCAGTAAACATTAGCGCCATACCGCACTATAAGACGGTGACAATACTCACGGCTTACGCCAATAGTGAGGAGGTTCTTCGACAAGTCGCATTAGACTTTGTAACCCCTCGAAGCAGGCAACTGACCGTGAACATCGAGGAGGTGAGTGATGCCAATGACATGGGTTGAGCCAGAGGTGGCATTTGAGATTCGCGTGCAATGCACCCGCGAAGAGATTGAGGGGCACAACGCCCTATCACCAGACAATGACTTTCGGGACTTCGACAACATGGGTGGCCTGACCTTCGAGGTGTACCACGTCTACAAGGACCAGTCCCTGGACAACAGGATGACCTACTGGTACACGATAGACCGTCACGAGGACTGCGAGTTTGAGTTCGATATTCGACTCATACAGAATCACCCCATCGGGCATCAAGAGGCACTACAGCAGGCCCTCGACTCAGGGCTGTTCTACTTCGATGGTCAAAACTTATCCCAGCGATGCGTTGACTTTGCCAAGGACTACCGAGACAAGTGCAAGGAAGCTCGCGACTGGATGGAGTGGGTCAACCAATAAGAAGCAAGGGAGTGGTTCTTCCTAAGAGCCGAGCAGGAAGGCATGTCGGCGCAAAATAGATGCCTTACTCCGGACATATTCTGTCCGACAAGTGTAGCCCCACAAGGTTACAGTACTATAGACCGAGCCACTTGCAACCTGGCTCTCCAACCCAGCAGGAAGGCATGTGGGTGGTCGAATAGATGCCTTACACCACAATAAAAAGAGGAGAAACACCACCATGTCCAGCACATACAAGGGCGACAGCCCCGGCAAGAAAATCACCAGACTACGAATGTGGCACCAGATGTTCTACTTCGCGAACTGGCTCAACATGACCAACGATGGCATCCTCGTTCTTGCCGGTGATGGTGGTGACATGTCCGCACTCGATGGGTGGGGCATTGACCACGACAAGATTACCGCAGTGGACATGGAGAAGAGCAGCGTTGACAAGTGTCGCCAGCGGTTTCCGGGCATGAAGGTTGTGCATGGTAGTCTTGGTTCCGTAGTAAAGAACCCCAATGTACACTACAACATGGCACACGTAGACTTCTGCGGCGGCTTGACCATGCCAAACATCAACACGCTTGTCGATGTCATAAACAACGCAGACAAGAGCCAGCCGTTTATCCTTTCAATCACCATGCTGAAGGGCCGAGAGTACAAGCGAGCCAACGGAAAAATGGTGTCGAAGCTGCCTCGTAGTCTTCGGAAGATGTACGCAAAACAGTTCAGGGCTACTGGAAATGAGATTGCTGCACGCATGATGATGAACGGACCATTTGAGCCCCGCAAGCTCATCGACATTGGAGAGCAGTCTCTTCTGAAAGAGTGGCATGAAGCAAAGCGCAACGGGAGACACCGCAGACTTTCCGACATGGCTGTGCGTAACGCAGTAACGAAAGGCGGAAAGATTAGCTATCTCGGAACGTGCGTGTCCAGGATGGAGGTTCTCCGCGAGTGCTTAATCTCAAGAATGATTCAAGAGGAAGCGGTTGAAGCCCTCAACTGTGGAAGGGTCAAGGTGGGTGGAACCGTTAACGACCTTGACGCTGCGATGGGAATACTTCAAGGTGGGATCCTCGGTTACCACAGTAGAAATGGAAAGCAGCACGGCACACCGTTCGTCACGATGACATTCGTTATCGCCCACGGGATTGTTCTTGACCTGCTTTGCAGAGAGCAGTCTGAGTACGATGGTCACTCTTACTTTAACTATGGCGCAGCAACCTTTGGCTACTACCGAGCCATAACCGCAGCACAAGGGGAACTGGCGCTCAGGCCATTCGTTGCACAGTATGCAAAACTTGTGGGGACAGCGGCAGCAGCAAAGGTCTTTGACCTGCCCAAGGGCACAGTGGCCGCATGGTTAGCTCATCTTAATATGGGGACGTACAACAATATCCTTGAGCAACTTAAGGGCCAATACCTGACGCTCGCGCCAAGAGAAGGGCTTGAATATGAGCAAGCAAAGAAGTCTCTGCTTTTGGGGTGCGAGCACTGGGGCTTGAACTTTGGGCCAGAGCCTCATGCGCTCAACCTTAGAGACGTATACAGAGCCAACCGAGAAGTCATGGCTGCAAACGGACGGTCACCACTAGGTGACTGGGACGTTCGACCACATGAGCAGGGCTTCTCAATAATGACACCGGAGTACTAATGAGCAACGTACCTGATGATTGGGGGTCGTACTACAAGACCTGCCCAGACTGTGGATATCGAGCGCACGCAAGCGAGGGATATGACTGCAAATGTGAAGAGGTCTTTCGCTGCGAGAGGTACTACCAGCCTGGTGAGAACGGTAAGTTTGTAAGGTGCGACACCGAGGTCGCGGACGAAGACAAGCTGACCAAGAACTTCGATGGCGAGGCTTGGTGCAAGGACTGCATCGACCTGCACAGTTTTACGTGCGGCATCTGCGGAGACATCTTTCCAGACGATAACGACCATCTTTACGATAACGACCGCCTTTCAGAAAACGCCACAGTTGATGAGGACCACTGCTGTATATGGTGCGACGAGGACTACAAGGACAAGAGAATCGGTCATCACGCGGTCACAGTGGCCGTTGTTGAGGAGACTGAGGAAACAACAAGCGAGCGCATTATTCGCGCTCAAATCGAGGGGGGCATCAATGCCAAAGATTAGAAACAAAGCAGGACAACCACTGCCAGAAGTGAACCCAGAAAACGCTGAGCTTTTGTGGCATGCGCTGTGGGCCATTACTCACGCAGTCGAGCAGTTGGAGTTTGCCGTCAAGGTCAACACGTACCGCAACGAAGAGATGGACCTTGGTGCCTGGGAGTTTGCACGACTCGCGCTGACCACATCACGCGAAGACGTAGCTGCCAACTAATCGAATATCGTTGCTGCCACGCCGTTTTCGTGGTAGAGCACACTGACGCCACAGGAGAAACAACATGAGCACTATCGTTCTTGAGCTTTGCTGTGGCATTCACCAGAAGCACACGGGGAGGTGTGACAATGCCAAGCGAAAAGTTGGCTGACGGTATCAAGGGTGCCGTGGGGGTTCACAGCGTTTATCTCGCTGCGAAGCATGATGAGAACCTGGCTGGACGATTCAGCCATACAGATGGGAAGTCGTTGATTGACGGCCCCTCAAAGGCGACCAAGAGGTCTATTGCTAATGTCATGGTCTACATGGCTGGACGCTACAGTAAGCACTTGACCTTTGAAGAGGTGGAGATGGGACTGCTTGCTGCTGCACAGTCAGCAACCATCAACGGGAAACGCCAGAAGTCTGGTCCCAACTTCGATGAGCTTGGGTCTTCGCTTGCCAAAGAGATTGAGGGCAAGCTTACTCAAGACGACATCGGAGCAGAGATTAAAGACATCATCGACAGGTTCCAGCTATACGACCCTGCGTCTCACTCTTACCGCACTATCGAGCAGGCTCTCGGTGTTGCGCTCAGGATGCTTGGGTGGGACAGGCGGAGACAAATGACTGGAGGCACTCGGGCCTACAGGTGGTACCCGCCAGAAGGCTTCTTTGACTCCAGCACGCCGAATGAGGTGAGCGAGCCAGAAGATGTAGCCATCGATGCGAGCGGCGTTGACGATGTGTTTGACGACTGGTCTGACGACATTGCTGAGGAAGAGGTGGTTGAAGAGCAGCCACAGAAGCCGAAGAAGCTGAAGAACAGTGGAGTCAAGCCAGATGAAAAACTGGCCGATAAAATCTCAACAATGAACCTGTACCCAGGAATCAGTTCGTATGAGATTGCAATGGCGAGCTATGACTTTGTCGGCAACGGGCTCGACATTCCGACCGACGAGTCAGAAATGCCCCACAAGGCCAAGCTTTCTATTGGGGCAACGATGAAGGACATGGGCTGGGCCAAGAAGACCAGGCGCATCGATGGTGTGCCGCACGTTGGATGGCACCCGCCAGAAGGATGGGAGGAGCCAGAGCATCCAGAGACTGTTCTCCGAAAGAAGAGTGACGTTGAGCCAGACGATGTCTTCACTGAGCCTGACGACACAGAGCCTGCAAGTGTAGCGGACGGTCTGCCAAGACTTAACGAATCTGCTGAGCTTGAAGATGACCTGCCATGGCCAGACATGACTGACTTTTCAGGTGACTCAGGGGATGAAGGTGAAGCCGAAGCTGTTGAAGATTCTGCTTACATCAAAGAGATCGGACCTGAAGGCCATGAAAAGGTGTACCTTGCCACGATCATCATGAAGCACACAGGCGTGTACTTGAAGGGAACGGAAAAGTATCCAGCAGAGAGGATGCTTGAGTGGGATGCAGATGAAGACATCTGGTTCTTTCACTCTGGGGGCGAAGAGTAAGGCTTCAGCCGCGAGCAGGGAGGCATGTCGTACCAATAGATGCCTCAACACCATTGACACCACAACCATTTTACACTACATTTAGTGTTAGGAGAAACACCATGGCAGACTTGAGATGCGTGGTAGGGGGAGGCTGGTTCTTACCTCCAGGCTCACCACACATAGACGGCATTCGAGCCAAGTACACATGCCCCAATCCTCAGCATGGTCAGGCAATGTCTCTCCGAAAGAAGGGGAAGTGGATTGAGGTTCCAGACGAAAATGTGTACGCATGCCACATGATTCCGCTTCGACACAAGTGGGGCCTTGGTTTAATGATTCCAAGAGGCATCGCTCTTCAGAATGAGGTTGATGTTGAACTGCACTCGGTCATGTCTTTCCCAGAGCTTGAAGATGCCCAATGTGGCCTCAAGCTTGCTGACGGCATGAGCCTGCGGCCATACCAGCAGGAGGCTGTAGACGCAGTGGTAGACAACTACAACGGCCTAATCATTGCTCCATGTGGTGCAGGGAAGACGATGATAGGGCTTGGAGCGATGACGAAGTTCGACACGCGGATCGTTGTACTTGTCCACACTAATGACCTTGCACAACAATGGAAGCAGCGCATCGAAGCGCAGCTACGGACACGCAGCGGTGACGTTCCGAAGGTAAGCATATGCGGCGACGGCAAGCGCGACGACTCAGGCCAGATTGTCATTGCCATGTTTCAGTCCCTCGCCAAGGGACGATGGGAAGAGGTTCAAGAGTGGGGCAAGCAGTTCGGTGTCTGCATCGTTGACGAAGCTCACCACGTTCCAGCGAACACATTCAGCAAGGTAATGATGTCCATGCCTGCAAAGGTTCGCGTGGGCCTTACAGCTACGCCAGACAGGCCAGACGGGCTTGGTGCGATGCTTGGTTGGCACTTCGGCAAAGAGTTGTTCCGAATCACAACCAAAGAGCTAATCGATATGGGCCGGGTAATGAGGCCGGACATTCTATTCACGAAGACAAGCTGGACGCCAGCGGGAAAGATGGACTGGCCAAAGCTCATCTCAAGCATGTGCAACGACGATGAAAGGAACGACCAGATACTGGAAATGGTTGAGTCGTTCATCAAGGAAGGCAGGCAGGTTCTTGTTCTGTCCGACAGAGTCCAGCACTGCGTTGACATGGCTGATGACTTGGCAAATCGCGGCTGTAGTGCTGCTGCGCTGGTGGGCAGGATGACAAAGAAGCAGAGGGCACAGGTTCTTGCTGATGCCGATAGTCGTCAGTTGGAAGCGATCTTTGCTACTACAATCGCAGACGAGGGTCTCGACCTTCCAGGGCTGGACACCATTGTGTTGACCACGCCAACAAAGGCACTGGGTCGCATTCAGCAGCGCATTGGAAGAATCATGCGAACAGCAGAAAACAAGAAGAAGCCCATTGTTGTTGACCTTGTCGATAACAGCAAGGCTGCATGGTACGCACACAAGAAGCGGGCAGAGTTCTACACGGGATTAGGCTGTAATGTTCAAAAATAATAAAGACGGAAGAAAAGATGATGTGTCCAGTTTGCGGGGCAAAAACAAAGGTGGTGGCTTCTCGAAGCATTGCTAAACCAGGCAGAGGATGGTCCGTAAGCTTGGCTGACAAGGTTGTCGGTTGGTACACTAAGGACTTTATAGTCCGAAGACGGCGCTGCACTGAATGCTCATTCAGCGACCATACAGTCGAGATTTTTACTGACGACGTGAAAGGGCTCGTAAAAGAGTCCATAGACGGGCACGCGCCCGAATACTTAACAACAAAGGAGAAGAGATGAATAGAGTCATTTTGACTGGAAACTTGGGCCAGAAGCCTGAGATTAGAAAGGCCAACTCTGGTATGGCCATTACCAATCTTCGGATTGCAACCAACGAGCGCGTCAAGGACGGCGACCAGTACAAGGACCACACTGAGTGGCACACTGTAGTTGTCTTCGGCAAGCAGGCTGAGAACTGCTGCAACTTCCTCGACAAGGGGTCTAAGGTTGGGGTTGAAGGAAAGATTCGCACTCGCGAGTATCAGGACAAAGAAGGCAACAATCGCAAGAGCACAGAGGTTGTTGCAGATCGTGTCGAGTTTCTGAGCAGGCCAGTGAATGGCGTCTCTCAGAGTCAGCCTCAGTCTGGATACCAGGCGAACGACGAAGAGATTCCGTTCTAGGAATCGAATGGGGTGAGGCGTCACAGGCAGACGTACCGGGTTGTTACCCCGGCTGTTGTAGGTTCGAGTCCTACCGCCCCAGCTTTTTGAAATCTAATATGGGGTGATCCACTGTGGGAATGTGGCTGCGCACTGACTTAGTCAATCAGCGATACCGACTGACTTAAGGTATTGAAAAGCGCAGGGCTTAGGCCATGCAGGTTCAAATCCTGTCACCCTTTACCTTTATAGGGGATGTGGCGAAATTAGTAAACGCGGCAAAGAATGACCTGCGACCTGTGGGGTATACACCTGGGTAGGCAACCAAGAACGATCAACTTGGCGTGGAATAGATTCTTGCTGGCTCATGTGGCTTTTGCTGGCCCATGTGGCTTTGGGGGTGCAAATCCCCCCATCCCTGCTTTTTAGGAGAAACAATGCCAATCTATGTTTTTGAATGCAATGCATGCGGCAGGATCGCCGAGGTGCTTCAGAGCTTTGCTGACCCTTGGCCAGACTGTGCCAAGTGCGAAAAGCAGATGAAGAAGAAGCCTGCTCTCACAAGCTTCAGCCTTAAGGGCGATAGCTGGGCGAGGGACAACTACGGACTGAAGAAATGATTACCGCATCGCATCGATCTTCAGCTTTAGAAGATCATTCTCGCGCTTCACGTAATCAACCTCAACCTTCAAGGCAGAGACTTCGGTCATCAGTTGTATGATTTGCTCAAGGTGCTCATCGCGCTCTTGCTCAAGCTTCTCGACCCTCTTGATGAGGTCGTCTCGATACAGCGTCTGCTCAGCCTTTTCTTCGACCTGCTTCTCTCTCTTTTGCTTCAACATGAACTCGTAAAACTTAAACGCACCAGCACTGAACACGCCTGTAACAGCAGCGACGATTGCAGCAGTGGTGGTCGGTTTATCCACGGAGATCCTTATGCATTACTTCCACACGCATTTTAACGTATATCCAAACCCACAAGGTAAAGTACACGCCAGTAACAACCAAGCTGCGACCAACGTCGCCAGCGGCAAACTCGGGATCATTGAAGACGTTGACCAGGAATCGGGTGGTCGAGAAGATGTACAACAGCAAGTATGTACCGACAAAGCGGGAGCAGGATCGGACGTTAGGCAAGCTGAACAACATGCCCAAGGCGACTACAAAGTACAGGCAGTACTGAAAGTAGGCCCACTCATTGCCCCCATCGATGGCCTCGCCGTAGCTCATCCAAAGCACGCGGTTGTTGGCAAGGTCAGCGATGTTCCAGAACAACAGCAGGGGTCCGTAGTCGTGGTAGACCAGGATGTCCTTGTATGCCTTGAAGAAGCCTCGCATTGAAACACTTATAACACCACAAAAGGAGAAACAACATGACACTGCTAACCATGCTCATAGGCATGGCTTTGGCTCAAGATTTTGATAACGGTTCTTACCGCTACAGGATCTTTAGCGAAGCCGTGAAGGATGAACGATGGATTGTTCAAGCATCAAACGGGTATTACGACTGCAAGGCAACAATAAAATGCGTAGGCCTTACGGACGGAATGATCATCAGGTCGCACAAGCCGACTTGGTATGACCCTTTGGTCATCTACTATATGGTTGACTGGACCCCGAAAAGCTGCGAGCTAAAAAGCTGCACAGTGGCACCGGAGATCACATACGAAGACCTGAAGAGCCCAAGGTGATCAAGTATTCGAGAAGGCCATTGTGATGGATACTGGAGACTTTGGAGCGCTAACGGCATTGTTATTGCCTGACACCCCTGCTTGGGTCGAGCACCATACTCGAAGCCCAGCAAGAATTGGGTACCCTGTTCCACAGTAGATGGAGCAGGTGCCGTTTGGCCCGCAGTAAAAGATGTTGTCGTACTGAGTTGCAGTATTGCCACCACTTGCCGCCCAGTTAATGCGAACCCAAACACCGGAAGAATTCGGATTTGTGATCTCAAGGGCATACAGTGTCGTATTCGCACCGTTGAACGTCTCAAGATCAAGATCAGCTTGTGAGTCTACGGCTATCGTAGTGTAGAGCTTATCGGCAATCGCGCTTGTATTTACAGCCATAACAGCACCCTATGAGCAAACGAATGTAATTTTAACAGTACCACCGGGAGCATCGGTATCCGACGTGTTGGGGCCATCATTACACCAGAATGTAAGTTGGTTAAATGGAATCCCATCTGGGAAATCAAACCTCTTTGCTGTGGCGGCTCCCAGTCTCCACATAAAGTCAGGCTCGCTTGTTCCTGCGGTGTACGTGCCAGAAGTTGTCTTCATCTTAAAGTACACGGTAGCGCTATGAAGATTGTCGATATCAAGGGACAGAATCGTTCCTGGGGTCCCAAGAGCGTCAACATTCGCTGTTGCGCCAGATGCGCTCTCGTAAACAATCTTGTGCCTAAGACCGCCAGCGGAGCCGTAGCTACTAACTTGAAGAGCCATATTAATCCTCACACAGCAAAGAATTTAACTATTGCTATCATAGCAAACAGGGAGCGACAGCGCCCGTAAAAGATTTGAACAACATGTAGTGTAGCGCACTCCTTGACACGGTGCTTGGTGTGCCCTACGGTGACAACACTAACAAGGGGGCAAAATGCCAGACAAAATTGTAATCGACACCACAAATGCACTCCAAGCGCTTTTTGATCACGTTGGCGGAAGCTATCGCGAGTGCGCAAACCTGATGGGCTGCGGACATACGCACCTGTGGGGCGTCCTTAATGGAACGCGACCACCAGCAACCATTGACACTGTGGTTCGATATGCCGCAAGAGTGGGCAAAGAGACTGGAATCTCGATGTCTCTGCTCATTACTGACCAACAGCAGGTGATGTACAAAATCAAGCCAGCGCAAAACTAAAGACACCACGGAGAAACAACAGTGTGGCTGAAAAAAGTAGAATCTATATCTGTATCTGGAATAGCAAGAAGTTTAGGGATGACTCCTGGGAGGAGCGGGTCCTTTGGCCCTTGTCCATCTTGCGGCGCTGAGCAGCGGGGAAGCACAGACAAGCGCGGACCAATTGGCTTAAGAAGGGATGACCTTGGATGGAAATGCCACAAATGTGACATAGGCGGATCGGGTATAGACCTTGTTTGCTACAACATTTGCGGGTCTAACTTTGTGGGGGCTTCCGACAGGGACAGAGACAAGACCAGAGAGTGGTTTGAGAAATCAAAGAACCTTGAAGTGATCACACCAGAGAAGGCCGCCAGCAAGCAAAACGCTCGCCCTCCTGCAAAGGAAGTCCAGTCTCTCTGGAAAAGCTCTCTTAAGCTTCATGAGATCCCAAAGGATGACCCCATCTTTTCATTCTTGGAGTCCAGAAAACTAGATCTGGAGTCTCTTGCTCGTACAGGTGTTGCTCGCGTTACTCCAAATAGAAACGCATATCTGTGGCCGAAGTGGTGGCCGGGAGGTCGCAGCATGACATGGAGGCTTATTGTCCCTGCGTTTGACGCAGAGGGTAGGTTTTGCAGCATTCACGCCAGAGCCGTGTGTGACACAAACGGAGCACCCAAGACGCTATGGCCGAGTGGGTTTCAAGCCGGTGGTTTGTTTATGCCAAACAGGCACGCCGTAAAGATGATGAAGGGAAGCGTTGAAGACCTTGACGGGGTTCTTTTTGTAGAAGGGATTACTGATTTTATTAAGGTGTCATCAGAGGCCGAGAAAGAGTCTATTAAGCTTGCTGTGCTTGGTGGAACCTCTGGCTCATTTGGAAGTGTGGGCAAGCTCAACATCCCAGAAGGTGTAGACGTATTTGTCGGGACAGACCCAGACGCCAAGGGTGACGAGTACGCCAGAACAATCCAGATGCAACTTGGCTCTCGAGTTTGTTATCGTCTTCCTCTTGCTGAAGTAGAGGGAGGCGAAGGTGAAAGACCTTGATCAAATACTAAACGGGGAGCCTGGCTCACCAACCCTCTCCCAGCTACTCAGTGATGCAAAGGATGCATACAATCGAGGCGACCAAGTCGGGCCCCAAGCCCGAGTTGTATCGCGCCTTGAGGTGACAACGAAGAGGGACGGAACTGAAAAGGTAGCCTCAACTGTTCCAAACTTGATCACCATCCTTCAATACGATCGAAGATGGGCTGGAAGGGTTTGGCTGGACACCTTCAGAAACGTCATCAAGATGGATGACAAAGACTTTTCTGATACGGATGCAACTCGCATCAAGAGATGGATGCACCGACATTACGATGTACACTTCAGTACTGACTGCATTCTTGAGTCTATTGGATTCTTTGCCGAAGAGAACGGCAAGAACCCCTTGGTTGACTGGCTTAAGGAAATTGAATGGGACGGTACTCCACGCATTGACGAGTGGCTTGTCAGGGCTGTTGGGGCAGAGGACACAAAGCTTACGCGAGAGATGGGCAGGCGATGGCTTGTTCAGTGCATTGCCCGCGCCATGGATCCTGGCTGTAAGGCAGACTGTGTACTGATCCTGGTTGGACCTCAAGGCGCAAGGAAGAGCACGACATTCAGGCTTCTGGCTTCAGATGAGTACTTTTGCGACACACCTATGGATATCGGGTCAAGCAACGCCTACATGCAGATTCACCGAGCGTGGCTGTATGAGGTTGCCGAGCTTGACTCTATTCGTCGAGCGCACAACTCATCCACTAAAGCGTTCCTCTCAGCGCAGGAGGACACCTTCAGGCCCCCATACGGTCGCATGCCAATCACACTTAAGAGGCACACCGTTTTCTGTGGAACTACCAACAAGGGTGAGTTCATTACAGACATGACTGGCTCTCGAAGGTACTGGCCTGTACAGATTGGTACAATCGATACTGACTGGACGGTCAGTAACAGGTCGCAGATATGGGCAGAAGCTGTCGTTGCATACAATAACGGCGAGAAGTGGTACCTTGAGAATGAGGCCGCGCAGGAGCTTGAGGCTCAGTCATCTGACTTCAGGCAATACGACCCATGGCACGAAGTTATTGAAGAATGGCTGATAGGGAACATGAGAAAGTCATCAACCAGCGAGATAATGACCCAAGCCCTGAGTTTGGAAAAGTACCAGATGACCAGAAACAACGAGATGCGTGTTGGAGACATCATGCGTCAGCTTGGGTATGAGCGGGTACGCAGAAGAATAATGGGCCAGAGAACCTACGTATGGGTAAAGGATAAAGACGACAACGTTATGCCAATGAAGAAGCCATCTCTCGTTGAAAAATCTGAAGGAGGGGAGGCATAGTGTCTGCATCAGCGCATGGAATAGAAGACATGTCTACCTTTGTAGACAAGTACCTGACCGAAGACGACAAGTCGATTATCCTCAAAAAATCAGGGACACCAAGGGCCATTGGTGATGGAAACAAGTTTCTGCTGCATTCAAATGCATCAATGGTAAAAAAGTTCATCGATGACGGGCATTACACTCAGTTTATTGCATATGGACTGGATTACATCATGCTTCAGACATCGAGCACGTTTGTCGCTAACGTGAGCCAACTTGATGGAATAGAAGACCTCATAGACTTTGCGGATGCGTACTTTTTTGAGTGGTACCAAGAGGGGTCGCTCGACGATGAAACATTAGACAAAGTATACGTTTGGAGAATGATTACACCATATGTAGCGTTGTCTATGACGGAAAAAGCCCGCCAAGAAATGCACAAGGCTGTGGACTACCTTTGGATGTCTCCAGTGCTTTCCGACAAGTCTCTATATGTTCAGTGTTACGACATTGGTCGAAGACTGATTGAAGAGGCTGTTGAGCATTGGATGGAGAATGCACCAGTCGCGTATAGTGGTTGTGGGTACAACAACATTATCAGGCCCCAGGAAGTAGATGCTTAACGAGCACAAAAAGCAATGGCCCACACCAGATGGATGGACCATTGAGACTACAGATGAGTCTATACAGGTTTTTGATGCAGACGACGACCCTGTTATCGAGGCGATAACCAAGGACGCCGTTCTTCAAAAAATAGAAGAGCACATCAAATCGCAAGAAAACCATGCTGCATTTGAACTTCTAATGGCAGCACTGAAGGACCCAATAGAGGCCTGACTACTTCTTCTTAGCAGGGGCCTTCTTCTTAGCAGGGGCCTTCTTCTTAGCCGGGGCCTTTTTAGGCGCAGGCTTTGACGCCTCTGCAAGCTTAGTTTCAAGCTCATCTACGTACGAGTAGAGGGTAGAAATAACCTCTGTTGAGTTATAGCCGTGGCGACCCCATTTAAGTTTGGTGACAACCCGCATTTGATCGACTCTTTCTTTAAGACTCATTGTCTGCTCCATTTATGAACGAAGGCTCGAGTTCAAGCCCGGCCATTCTCTTACAGATACTACACCACCCGTAGCTTTTTCGATACCAATGGCTAACGGAAGGGATGGCGTTTTTCTTCCGTACTCAAGGTCACGAAGGTATCCAACGCTGAGCTTTAGCTCAAACCTGATCAACTCACCGTTGAGCCATTGTATGAACAGCACTCTAGTGCTCTTGCCTGGAAGGCTCTTCCGATAATTTTCGATAAGCATTTGGCACACCTTGTAAATAAAAAATAGCGCACCGGACAAGTTTTGTCCACATGGGGGTGTGGCCCCTTGACACACTTCTGGGAAAGAAGTATCTTTCTTGAAGGAGAAACTACCATGAACCAAACTGAGCGCGAAGCATGGCTTGCTGAGCGAAAAAAAGGCCTTGGCGGAACAGATGTCGCAGCAATCATGATGGCTGGGGCAGACGCTGTAGATAAGATTGGTTCATTTGAGAAGAGTCTCTTTAAGATTTGGTCCGAAAAGACAGGTCTTTTTAAATCAGAAGACCAGGACAACTCAGTTTTGATGCGTGGCCGGGTGATGGAGAAATACGTATTTGAGCTATACGAGCTTCATTTAGGGGAGGGATGTCGCCTTTGGGAGAAGGGATTAACTTGGCACCCAACTCGGCCACGCATCTTCGGCACACCAGACGCAATGGTTGAGCACGGTGGCGTTTCGTTTGGCATGGACGCCAAGACTCGCAGATTTAGAAAGGGGTGGGGGAAGACAGGCACCACCGAAGTACCACTAGATGTAGAGGTACAGATGCGAGTTTACATGGAGATATTTGACGCTCCATACTGGGACATTGCCACCTTATTCAGCCTTGATGACTTTAGGGTTTATCGCCTGGAAAGAGACAAGGAGCTTGGCCAGCAAATACTCGATGTCGCAGAAGAGTGGTGGGAGAAGTACGTTGCATCTGAAACCCCGCCACCACCAGACGGCACAGACATGTGCCGAGAGGCTCTTGGTAAAGTCTTTAAGGTTAATCCTAAGACCATAGACCAGCCGCTCAGGACAGCAAGCGTTGCCGAGCGGGACCTCTACGAAAAGATACTCAAAGCCAAAGCAGAGCACAAGGCTGCTACAGAGAAGAAGACCGAGCTAGAAAACCAGCTAAGAAGCTGCATCGGCGAGGACATGGGCATTGCTGGGGTGGCAACATGGAAGCCATCTAAGCCACGGCAAAACTTCGATAAGAAAAGATTCGCAAGCGATCACCCAGATCTGTACAAAGAGTACGTTACTGAGAGTCCAGGCAACCGGACACTACGAATAATGGAGCCAAAAAATGACGACAGCAATTAGCCGCAGAGACCAACTTACAGCCCTCAATCAATTTCTTGGAACCAAGAAGAAAAGCCTGACTCAGATTGCACCGAAGGGCGCAGACGTGGATCGCATCATTCGCATTGCGATGATGGAAGCAGCCAAGAATGAGCGCCTTGTTCAGTGTTCTCCGACTTCGGTCTACTTGGCTTTGGCGAAAGCCTGTGAGCTTGACCTTATTGGTGGCGGCGCGCTTCACCGAGCATCTCTTGTGCCCATGTGGAACAAGCGAGCAAAGTGCTTCGATGCTGAGCTTTGGATTGAGTACACGGGCCTGATGGACCTGGTAAAGCGCTCTGGCGAGGTTGCTCACTTTAAAGCTGAGATAGTGTACGAGAACGATGAGTTCGAGCATTCGTTTGATCTTGAGCAAGGGGAGATCCTCAAGCACAAGAAATGCTACCAAGATCCTGGTGAGATGCTCTTGGCTTACGCGGTGTGCTTCTACAAAGATGGCCAGCGCCAAGTCGAGGTGATGCGAAAGGATCAGATCAACAAGATCAGACAGTCATCTCGAAGTCCCGATAGTGGACCATGGTCGCAGCACACAGAAGAAATGTGGCGCAAAACCGTTATTCGGCGCATCTGCAAGTACCTGCCGCTTACGCCAAGAACACAGGAAGTTCTTGCCCACGACATCAAGTCAGACTTTGAGGAAGACTCGTGGTCAGACCAAAATATTGATGACAATGGTGTTTCTGCTGCCAATGGTGTTACAATCGAACAGAACGTTATCGATGTCCAGCCGGACGAAAAACCAAAGAGGCAGCGGAAATCAAAGGTTAAGGACTTGGTCGAGAAGGCCAAAGATAGTAATCTTCCCGAGCCAGAAGAAGACTTCACAGAGTAGGAGAATGAATGTCGCTCATTGACCAGATCGCAGAAGGCGGAAAGAACAAACTGAAGATGTCTGAATCGGCAGGTACCAAGCAGGGCCCACCAAAGATGATTCAGGCAACAGACTTTATGTCTATTGTTCGAGAAGTCTACGAGTCAAAAGTTGTGGACAAGAAGTCCAAGAAGGACTTTAAAGGCTTTCGCACACGCCTTCGTAAGGCAGAGTGGCCACTTGAGGGAGTAATGGGCAAGGTGGACAAGAAGGCATGGACGGAGATGTGCGAAGACACTATCAAGTACATGATTAAAAACATTCGCAATTCTCAGCCAAACGGTGAGTGGACGCTTCTCGACTATGAAGCAGACATTCGGATGAATCCCCTGAACCAGGAATCGATTGTTGTTGCATGCAAGTTCGTTGATGCTGAAAACAATGGGGATCTTCGCTACCAGAACGGCGTCCCTGCTGTCGATGTCAACATCAACATGGCTGACAACAACAAAGAGCTTATTGAGGCCATCAGTAAGAAGACTGAAGAGTCTGACGATACAGAGCTAAAGGACCTGATGAAGCAATTCATTCAAGTCATGGCTGCTGATGTAATCAAGAAGAAGGCCGCAGAGCCAGCACCGGCACCAGCGCTTCAAGAGGATGCCCCAGAAGACCTTGCACAAGGCTTTGAGGGCTAAGATCCCCCCTTGCCCCCTTGGCATGCCACACGACAGCATGAACTGTGGACCCTGCCGCCAGGGGGGTTTAGGGGCAGATCTTACGACTTTTCTATAATGCGCTCAAGCTTGGCAACAATGTCGTTGTGAACCTTGGTGCGTGTAATCAAAAAGTCTTTTGATTGCTCTTCTATTTGGCTTCGGTATTCATCGATTACTCGATCGTACCGCTCACGCATCTTCTCAGACCGAGACTCATACTCTTTGCGGATCTCGTCCAGTTGCTCTTGAAAGCCCTCTACAAGCTTATCCAGGCGCTTCTGCATGGTCATAAACTGGTAGACCAGAAACGCTGCGAAGACCCCTAAGTGTCCCCCCGACAATAGTGTGTCTATGAGGGCTTCCACTTAAAACTCCGGTTCGTCAATCAGCGTATACGTAAAGCTGTTACCCCACTTGCTTTTGGCTGCGTAGCAGATACTCATAAATTCCTCAAAGTCCGCACTGTGGCTGAATACCTGGCATCCGGCAGACCACTTATCTACTTGCGTTGACGCGGATCCAGCCTTGTGTATATTGATTCCGTAATAGCCTTCAGTAATAGACTGTATATCAAGGTCAACAATAGCGTCTTTATTGCTATCACGAAAAGTCTTGACTGTACCGTTTCTCTGGCAGAGCGCGTCATACTTCCCTTGATGCTTGTCAATCTTCCAAACGGACCTGTACTGGCCTGGCACTAGAATAGCAGTTCCATGAACGTTGGTGGGGTGCTCAAGCCAGTATTTTCCAGGCTCTGTTGTGCATTCCCAAGTACGTGTGACCCAGCCCTGCTCGTCCTTAAAGACCGCGCAGATGCGATCGTCAAAGCTATTGGCCTTGTGATCTCTGCTTCGGATGCCAATGATGTTCAGGTTGTATTCGCCTTTCTCAAACACAACGTGACCAAGGGACTCCACATAATCCAACAGGATAGGGCGCATCAGTCACAATCCGCATTTGTCGCAGAGCAAATCTTCGCTTGGTTGATAGCCTGCTGTTGTTGGACCTCAAGCATCTTGGCCATCAGGTCTTCCATCTTATCAAGGCGCTTTTCTACGCCCTCGATTTTAATGTCTACAATCTCTTGCTTGCCCGATTTAGACTCAAGCTCTGTGACGCGCTTATCTAGATCGTCTGTATCTTTTGCGGCAGACTCTAGAGACGCGAACGAGATACCAGCAGCGAAAACTATCGTCATTCCAGGAACGATCCAATCTTTAACGTTCATTTTCCTGCCCCCGATGTGTAGTAGTAAGTAGTCCCTAACCCGGCAGTGACAATGCCGACTACGACTATCGTCTCCATTCTACCAAGCCAGCGCTGAGTTGCGGGTCTTTCCACCCATGGTTTTGGCTTTAACTCGTTATCAAGCTTCTCTTTGTACCAATCTCGTTCCATCTCCAGAGCGGCAGTCCTTATCTTGTACTGTTGCGCTACAGCCGTTCCCCACTCTTCGGTCTGAAGTAAATCTGAGAACTGAGAAAGAGGCACAGCCACTGCTGAACAAACTGCATTTCCAGACGGAGAAAAAACTGAAGGTGGCAGCGGCTGGCCCCTATTTATTGGATAAACCTTTGAGCACTCTCCGTCCACTGCTTTTGGAGCCTCAGGTCGTTTAATTGGATCAGATGCCCATGCCGTGCCAAGGAAAAGGAGGGCCTTGATCATCATCGTCTCCGTGCATTGCCAAGATCAGCAAGATCATCAGCAGGAGAATCACCTGTAGTTGCAGATTTGATTCGATCTACTTGCTCTTCAAAGCTCTCCTGAACAGCACCCTCAGCAACGTCCGCCGCTTTGTTCTCCGGTGGCTCAGGCTTTTCTTTCTTTGGCTTTGATAGCCTCTTTCCTGCCAAGATCGCAAAGATTGCAGCAAACACAGACAGCACTATTGCGATTGCCTTCTTCATGAGCAAACCAGCTTAACTACAACGCTATTCGTTGGCGCAGTAACTGTTCCAACCGTTGCACTTGTTGTCCCCCAAAAAGAAACCCCAGCAGAATAAGCAAACCCACCAGGTATGGCGTAAGAAACGTTTTGACGGGCCGGGCAGTACAGCATCAAGTTTGGCGTTCCCGCTCCATTTGCAGCGGAAGTGCTTGGAGTTGCACTAGCGTTATCGCGAATCTTCAAAAAGAAAGAAGTGCTGTTTGGGTTGTCGATTTCAACAAGGTAAATTGACCCGCTTGTCGCAGCAGTTGCGTTGTTGTTTACAGTTTGATCATTTGACCCCACAGCAAGGTCAACAACGAGCTTTCCACCCAACGCAGAGATTGTCGATATTGTTGTAGAAGCCATGGTGCCTCAACTGCAAACAAGGGTAACGGCAACAGTGTTGCCTGATGGCGCGGTTGAGTCCAGCGGGTTTTGGTTCAGGGTGCAGGCAAAGCTAAGCGATGTAAACTCAAGACCGTTTGGTATCTCGTAAAAAGTAGTGGCGCTGCCAGCAACAGGAAGAACAAGTACCGGGGTCGTGCTCCCGAGAGTTGCGCCAGCAGAGCCAAAGATCTTTGCGTACGCAACACTTGATGAACCATTCACTAGACGCACAGAAAACAGCTTTCCTTCCGTCGTGGTGACGTTGGAATTCAAGCTGTTTGTTGAAGCAGTTTCATGAATGACCTTGTAGTCAAGGGCATCATCAAATCCGGTAGCGCTCAAGCTCATTTCTTCTGCTGCCCTCCAGCCTTATATTGAAGAGGGTCTGGCTCTTCTGGAGTTGTGGTTTTTCTCAGAAGGTATTTTTGCAACTCTGCGTCCATTGCAGCCTCTTCTGCGGCTTTAGCCTCGATAGCAGCCGCAGCATCCTGCATCATCTTAAGCAGCTTCTGCTGTTTGGTTAGCGGGGCCGTCACAGCCCCCGCAGCAGGCGTTACAGGGGCCGTCACAGCCCCAGGATAGGGCGCTCCCCT